GCTTCCGGTCGAGGACCGCCGGCGCGCGGCGCGCAGCCTGTACTGGCGCGGGTGGGAGGTCAGCCAGATCGCCGAGGAACTGCAGGTGGCGCGCACCACCGTGCAGTCGTGGAAGGATCGCGGCAAATGGGACGACGTGCCCAGCATCCGCCGGCTTGAGGACTGCCTCGAAGCACGATGGATGGTGCTGATCGCCAAGGACAAGAAGACCCCCGGCGACTTCAAGGAAATCGACTTGCTCGGCCGCCAGGTCGCGGCGCTCGCGAAGGTCCGCCGCTATGAGGAACCGGGCGGGCACGAAGGCGACCTGAACGAGCGGGTCGCCAACCGAAACAGGGGCGAGCGTAAGCAAAAGGCGAAGCCGAACCACTTCACCGCCGAACAGGCCGCCGAGCTGAAGGAAATCTTCCTCAAGCAGCTGTTCGGGTACCAAGAGACGTGGTGGGCGAACCTGTCGCGCCGCACGCGGATGATCCTGAAGTCGCGCCAGATCGGGGCGACCTATTATTTCGCGTTCGAGGCGCTGATCGACGCGATCGAGAGCGGCCGCAACCAGATCTTCCTGTCGGCGTCGAAGGCGCAGGCGCACCAGTTCCGAAACTACATCATCGGCTTTGCCAAGCTGGTCGGCGTCGACCTGAAGGGCGACCCGATGCTGATCACCAGCGCGCTACGCCCCGAGGGTGAGGCGGCGGCCGAGCTGCACTTCCTTGGCACCAACTTCCGCACCGCCCAGGGCCGCTCCGGCAACTTCTATTTCGACGAGTTCTTCTGGGTCCACGGGTTCGAGGAGCTGAACAAGGTCGCCTCGGGCATGGCGACACACAAGCACTGGCGGAAGACCTACTTCTCGACGCCGTCGACGGTGGCGCACCCGGCCTACCCGTACTGGACCGGCGAGCGGCGCAACCGGCGGCGCAAAAAGGAAGACCGCATCGAGATCGATGTCGGCCATGCCGCGCTGAAGGATGGCAAGCTGTGCGAGGACAGCGTCTGGCGCCAGATCGTGACGGTGCAGGACGCGATCGCCAAGGGCTTCGACCTGGTCGACCTGGACGAGCTGCAGGACGAATATGCCGAGGACGAGTTCGCCAACCTGTTCGGGTGCGTGTTCGTCGACGACAGCCTGTCGGCATTCCGCTTCAACGACCTGGTCAAGCTGGGCTGCGACAGCCTGGTCGACTGGGCCGACTTCGATCCCGAGGCGGCGCGACCCTACGGCAACCGCCCGGTCTGGGCCGGCTATGATCCGCAGAACAGCGAGAACGGCGACAATGCCGCACTGGCGATCATGGCGCCGCCGGCGTTCCCGGGCGGACCGTTCCGGATCCTCGAACGCCACCAGCTGCGCGGGCTCGACTTCGAAGAGCAGGCCGCGTTCATCCAGCACGTGCTGTCGCGCTACAACGTGACCTACCTGGGCATCGACGCGACCGGCGTCGGCGCCGGCGTCCACCAGCTGCTCGCCAAGCCCGAGACCGGGATCCGCGGCGTTACCAAGATCGAATATTCGCTCGAGGTGAAGGCGGCGATGGTCATGAAGGCGCAGAACGTGGTGCGCCGCGGGCGCCTGGCGTTCGACAGCTCCTACCTCGACATCGTGTCGTCGTTCATCTCGATCAAGAAAACGCTGACCACCAGCGGGCGCAACGTCACCTTCAAGGCGGGGCGCGGCGGTGACGACGGCCACGCCGACATCGCCTGGGCGATCATGCACGTCCTCATCAACGAGCCGCTCGACGGCAAGGAAAAGCCCAAGGGCTCCATGGAGATCATCGAATGAGCAAGCGGAGCGCGCGGCGGATGTCGCGGCATGAAGCGCAGGCAGCGTCGGCCGGCGCGATCGAGCCGGCAGCGGCGGAGCGCAGCGGCGGCGTCGAGGCGTTCAGCTTCGGCGAGCCGGAAGCCGTGCTTGACCGCCGCCAGCTGCTCGATCTGCTGGAGTGCCCGCACAACAACCGCTGGTACGAGCCGCCGATCTCACGCGACGGGCTCGCCCGGTCGTTCCGCGTGTCGCCGCACCATAGCTCGGCGATCATCTTCAAGCGCAACCAGCTGGTGGGGTCGTTCATCCCGTCGCAGTGGCTGAGCCGCACCGTGTTCGCCAAGCTGGTGCAGGACTATCTGGTGTTCGGCGACTGCTTTGCCGTGAAGGTGCGCAGCCTGTCGGGCGCGACGATGCGGATCGACTATTCACCGTCGAAGTACACCCGACGCGGCATCGAGGCGGGCCGGTTCTTCTACGTACCGGGCGTGCCGAACGAGAGCGAGTTCGATCCCGGCAGCGTGGTGCAGCTGATGCAGCCAGACGTGAACCAGGAGATCTACGGCGTGCCCGAGTATATCTCGGCACTGCAGGCGGCGCTGCTGAACGAAGCGGCGACGCTGTTTCGCCGTCGCTACTATCTGAACGGCGCTCATGCGGGCTATATCATGTACGCGACCGGCGACATCGATGCGAACGACACCGACAAGCTGAAGGAAGCGATGCGGGGCGCGAAGGGGCCGGGCAATTTCCGGTCGATGTTCGTGCATGCGCCCAACGGCAAAGAGAACAGCATCAAGATCATTTCGATTGCGGAAGCGGCCGCCAAGGACGAGTTCCTCGGCATCAAGAGCGCGACGCAGGCCGACGTCATGGCCGCGCATCGCGTGCCGCCGCAGCTGCTGGGGATCGTGCCGGCGCAGGGATCTGCGTTCGGCAACCCGACCGATGCTACGGCGATGTTCCGGCGCAACGAGATCAAGCCGCTGATGGCGGCGTTCCTCGATCTGAACGACGAGCTGGGCCTGCCCGCCGTCGCGTTCGAAGAAGAAGAGGCGGCGCAGGCCGCGTGACCAGTTACCCCGCCGGGCTTCGGCCTGGCGGGGGTTTCCCGGATGGCAGTCCGGCAAACCGACGAGATCCAGCTCGCCACGACCAGCGGCCATCGGCCGTCCCGCACCCGGCATGTCGCCGGGCGGGAACCCCATAAGGCGAGCTTTTTACCCGTGTATCCAACAAACGTACGTCCCACAGCACCTGCAGCCGGCTACATCGGCGGCAAGCGCAATCTCGCGTCCCGGCTGACCGCGATCATCGCCCAGGTCGACCATGACGGCTATGCCGAGCCCTTCGTCGGCATGGGCGGCATTTTCCTGCGCCGGCGGTCACGCCCGAAGGCGGAAATCATCAACGACGTGTCGGGCGATGTCGCCACGTTCTTTCGCGTGCTGCAGCGGCACTATCCCTACTTCATCGACATGCTGCGATTCCGCGTGGCGAGCCGCAACGAGTTCGAGCGGCTGAAAGCGCAGGCGCCCGAGACGCTGACCGACCTGGAGCGGGCAGCGCGGTTCCTGTACCTCCAGCGCCTGGCGTTCGGGGGCAAGGTGAACGGGCGGCACTTCGGCGTCGATCGCACGCAAGGCGCCCGGTTCAACGTCACCAAGCTGGAGCCGATGCTGGCGGACATTCACGACCGCTTGGCTGGCGTCGTGATCGAGCAGCTCGGCTATGCCGAGTTCATCCGCCGCTATGACCGCGCCGGCATGCTGTTCTATCTCGATCCGCCATATTGGGGGTGCGAGGACGATTACGGCCAGGACGTGTTCGGGCGGGCCGACTTCTCGGCGCTGGCCGACCAGCTCGCGGGCATCAAGGGTAAGTTCCTGATGTCGATCAACGACACGCCGGGCGCTCGCGAGGTGTTCGGGCGGTTCCACCAGGTGCAGCTGCCGGTGACCTACACGGTCGGGGCAGGGGCGGCCAAGCAGGTCAGCGAGCTGGTGGTGGCGAACTTCGATGCGACCGGGCTATGTTCGCGGCGTGAGGCGGCCAACAACAACTGAGCTGGAGGCGGCGGCGATCGGCATGTTGATCGCCGCCGCCTTGGTGCTGACGTTGGCGCCCCACGTTTGATTGTGGTGGTTCTGGCGGCACGCCTACCGGCTGAGCCGCTCGCACAATCCCTCGACAGCAGAATGGATAGCGGCGTCGCGTGAATCTCCGCCTCCGCCGAAATGCTTCCTGACTTCTGAGAGCAGCCGCGGCTTCTCAATGGCTTCGCCCCTGGCGAGCATGACGAGCGCGATCTCAAGAACGACGTTGTGGACCAGGCTCAAGGCGTTGGCTCGTTCCGCCGCCTCCACCCGCCGCTGGAAGTCCGCTAGTCGCGCTTCAGGCGACAAGCTCTCCGAGTTTGGCATCGGCACCTCCTAGAAAAGGTGCGCCTCATATTTGAGACGGCGCGCTCAGCGCAACTGGTGCTCCTACGGAAGCATTCGCCCGGCGCCATGGCTCTGGCCGGTTGCAATGTTGGATTTCACCCGCTGTAAGCCCATCGATGG